GCTTCGATATTAGATAGGTTAAAGAACTTAGTAACCAAAAACAGTCAACAAACAAACGCAGCTTTTAACAGAGCTATTTATAATTTTTTAGGAGAAACTTTAATAACTTCAGAGGATAACGACGACAGCTATATTAATAAAGGTTATAGATTTAATTCTACTGTTTACTCTATTGTTAATCTAATAACAAAAGCAGCCTCGACAGTACCTTTTCAAGTATATGAAGTTCAAAACTCTAACGAATTAAAAAGATATAAAGCGCTTACTTCTGGTAGCTTTGTAAATACAACAAACCACAGAACTCAAATCAGTTTAAAAAACGCTCTTGTAGAATTAGAAGGAACTGAATTACACGAATTACTAGAGCGCCCTAATCCAGCTCAATCTTACGCTAGCTTTATTTCTGAAATAATAGCCTTTGGTAAACTAACTGGAAACCGCTATATCTATGGTATAGCTCCAGATAATGGAGCAAACGCTGGTAAGTATGGAGAACTTTACGTTTTACCTAGTCAGACTATAGAGATACATTCTGGCGGTATTATGAAACCAGTGGAGTATTATACAATGGAATATAACGGAACTTATAGAATGCTAGCAGAGGACGTTTGCCATATTAAAGACTATAATCCTTTAGCAGACGGAACTGGTGCAAACCTTTACGGAATGAGTCCATTAAAAGCTGGTCTTAGGTCAATGGATGCTAATAACGAGGCGCTTACTACTGGGGTTAGATATTTACAAAACCAAACTGCGAGAGGTGTATTAATGTCTGAGGAGGGAGACCTCAACGAAGTACAAGCTAGACAACTTAAAGAGAAATTTAAAAAACAGTACCAAGGTTCTAACAATGCTGGGGACGTAATCATTACTCCTAAAAAACTTAGCTGGGTTAACTTTGGACTTAATGCAGCTGACCTTTCTTTAATAGAGCAATACAATACAACAATAAAAGACCTATGTAACGTTTACAATGTTCCAGCGGTATTGCTTAATAACGTTGAGTCAGCTACTTATAATAATATTAAAGAAGCTCGTAAAATGCTTTATACTAATGCAGTAATTCCAGAACTTATTAAAATCAGAGACGAGCTTAACAGATGGCTAGCGCCTAAGTTTGGAGAAAAACTATTTATAGACTTTGACACTTCAGTAATACCAGAACTGCAAGAAGAAACAGAAAAAATAGTAGACCAAATGGCTAAGAGCTGGTGGCTAACTCCTAATGAGAAACGTATGGCTATGAGCTACGGAAAGGATAAGGAAAATACTGAAATGGATGACTATTATGTCCCAGCTAACTTACTCCCTATAGGTAATTCAGATATGCCAGATATGACTCCAGACCCAGTTAAAGAGGACACTACTGAAAAAAGATTAGTAGCTGGTATGAACGACACCTTTACAACAATAGCAGAAGCTAGAGCTAGAGCTAGTGAATTATCTAATGGAGCTACAAATGAATACCACGAACATATCTTTGACGGCTTTACAGTTTATATGCCTTTTGAAACTCACGAGGAATACGAAGCTGCTAAAGATAATAAGCTAGATGAATATTATGGCGAAATGGATGCAGACGCTTTTAACTATGACTTCGAGAGAGACTCTAGTTATTACGATGAAGATTCTGAATACGATGACGACGAAAATACAGAGTCTGAAGATTTGGAAATAATTCAGAAAGCGCCTCAGATTTCCGCTACTATGGAAAGGGCGTTAAGAAACAAAGTAAAAGACCATAACGAAAAATACGGAGACGACCCAGCAAAGAGAGCTACTTATTCTATGCTAGCTAGAAGTTTTGTTAGAGGCGTTGGTGCTTATAGAACTAATCCAAGTTCTGTTAGACCTAATGTTAGTAACGAGCAACAATGGGCTTTAGGTCGAGTTAATGGTTTATTATATGCGCTTAGAACTGGAAAATTCAGACGTAGAGCTTATGACACTGACCTACTTCCAGAGGCTCATAACCTCAGCTCTAAAAAAACAAAAGCAGAAACATACGACGACTATCCGCAAGGCGCAACTAATAACGCTAAACGTATGTTAGAATGGCGAGACAAATATGGTCGCAGCGTAGTACAAGGAGGCACTCCAGTAGGCTGGCGCAGAGCTTCGGATTTGGCTGCAAGGCGTCCACTCAGTTTGTCAACTGTTCGCAGAATTAACAGCTTTTTAGCTAGGCATAAAGAAAACGCTAAAATAGACCCTCAATATAAAGACGAACCTTGGAGAGATAAAGGCTATGTAGCTTACAATCTTTGGGGTGGTGCTGCTATGGTTTCTTGGGCTAAACGCATTTCAGAAAATGCTTAAGTTATGGCTGATGTCAAAGACGACAAATATATAAGGGCTTACGATAAGCAGCTTAGGATAGGAGAGAAAAAAGAAATAGGAGCTATAAGGTCTTATTACAAACAAGAATATAACAAAGGAGTAGACCAGTTTTTAAAGACTAGTAAAACCTCTGGCTTTAACGAGCTATTTAGTAAAAATAAATTTGATGAACTTTACAAGTCTATTTACGTCAATATTGGTCTTAGGTTTGCTTCTTGGTATGCTAATAATATTGACAAGTACATAGTAAAACAATTAGAAACAAATAAATATAGAGATACGTGGGAAACAACATTTGCAAAAGAGGGAAAAAGGGTTGCAGCGGTCAGAGTTGTAACTGTACAAGGGACTGCCAAAAAGGAACTGGAGAAAACGTTACAGCGTCTTATGACAGATGCGGACTTCCAAAGTCGAGGTGCTGCCGAGAAAGGGCGTATTCTGAGACAGCGGTTTAATAAACTTGGCACTTACCAAGCCGAAAGGATTGTAAGGACAGAGTCTACAAATGCTGCTAACCTTGGAGTTATGCAGTCAGCTACTGATGTATATGGTAAAAACAGCTTACAAAAGAAATGGATTACTTCAATGGATGGGCGAGAACGCTCAGCTCACGCTGCGGCTAATGGTCAGATAGTAGACTTTAACGATAAATTCAAAGTAGGCGGAGAATTATTAGACAGAGCTGGAGACCCAGCTGGCTCAGCTTCAAACGTTGTTAACTGCCGCTGCGCTATTGCGCCATTCCCAAAACCAAACGCTCAGACTATAACGCCTCTAACAGATATAGTTTCTGGATTAGCTACCAGTGAACTAGTTACAACTATAGTTAACGAAAATTAATATCTTTGCATTATGAACACAATTTTATATAAACAAGCGCCTATGGGCGAACTCCTAGACGCTGACGAAAAAGCTGGAGTTGTCAAAGGTTACGCTAGTGTTTTTGATAATAAAGACTCCGATAACGATATTATTAGAAAAGGCTCTTATAGAAAAACTATAGCAGAAAATGGTCAGAGAGTAAAATACTTATACCAGCACGATATGGATAAGCCTCTGGGTAAAATGTCTATGCTAGAAGAAGACGACAAAGGGCTAGTCTTTGAAGCTAAAATAGCTAAGACCTCGTTAGGAAACGATGTTATAGAGCTAATAAAAGCTGGAGTCATAACAGAAAATTCAGTAGGCATTATGCCTATTCAAAAAGAAATGGTCGACGGAGTTAGAAATATAACTGAGGTTAAACTTTATGAAGTCTCAGCGGTTACTCTAGCAGCTAATGACCAAGCGCTTATTATGGACGTAAAAGGAAATTACGACCCAGAAAAAATATTAAAGCGTTACGATAATATAGCAAGACTTATTCGTAAAGGTAATATTACAGACGAATTAGGTTTTGCTTTAGAAGCTGAAACACTTAAACTAAAGTCTTTATTTGCAAAAGTCGCTACTCAGCCAACCGATATAGAAGTTACTGAGCCAGTAGAGGTAAAAAACGACGTTAGCGAAATGTATCAATATTTGTTTAATAAATTTAAAAATTTGAAAAATGACTGAAGAAGTTAAAAATCAGTTAGACCAGATTGGAAATTTAGTTGACGAAAAAATTGAGAAAGCGTTTAACGCAGCTCAAGACAACGCTAAAGGCGAAGTTGAGAGTTCTCTAAAGTCAGAGATTTCTAACCTTACTAACGATTACAATGAAAAATTCGAGGCGGCTACTAAAAGAATGGACGCTATCGAAATGGAGTCTAAGAAGACTCTAAGCGGTGCTACTGTAAAGACTTTTAAAGGTGCTTTAGAGTCAGCATTAAAAGACGGAGCTATAGAAGCTATGATAAAAGGGAACAGCCACGCTGCTCGCTTTGAGTTAAAAAGCTCTGATATGACAATGGCTAATACTTTTACTGGCGTTGTAGCTGGAGAAACTGTTATTCCAGATGTTAAGTTTGACCCTAGTAGAGCTGTACATATCCGCTCTTTAATTCCTAACGGAACAACTGACGCTCAAACTATTCGTTTCCCAAAAGAAAGCGCTTACACTGATAACGCCGCTGCAACTGCTCAAGGTTCTACTTTAGGACAGTCTGACTTTGATATTACAGCGACTAGTGTAAACGTTGAGAAAATTGGAACGTTTATGAGAATTACTGAGGAAATGTTAGCA